AGCAGCGTGCGGTACTGGAACGCCTCGTAGGTGCCGCCGGAGTCCGCGGGATCGGCCACCTTCACGTCCTCGCCGGGATCGAGCCGGACCACCTGCCCGGGCGCGACCTCGAAGCCGTCGTCCTCGGCCGGCTCCAGCGGGTTCTCGGGGGCGGGCGAGGTAACGAAGAGCGCATACATCGCCGCGACCTTCTTCCGGTCGAGCTCGGCGTCGTCGTACTGGTCCAGAAGAAACAGCTTCACGATGGCCGGGGCGAACTTCGACACACCGCGCAGCTGGCCGGCCTCCACCTGGTCGATGACGTGCAGCACCTCCGAGGCCGGTACCCGCACCATCTCGCCCGGCAGGCCCTGCGCCGGGGCGCTGAAGCCCGAAACCTCCTGCGGGTGCCGGCGCAGGAAGTGGTAGGCCACACGCCGGCCCACCGCGTCGACCTCGATGCCCTGGCGGATCTCGTTGCCGTTGGCGTCCCGGCCGTTGCGGGCGATGGGCAGCATCTCGGAGGGCAGCATCTGCAGCTGCAGCGGGACGCGCAGGCCGTCCTCGGCGCGTCGCGGGCGGAACCGGACGAAGACCTCGCCGGCGAGGAACACCTCGCGCGCGACCCGGCGCTGCAGGCCGTAGAAGTCGGTGAGCCCCTCGGCATCGGCCTCGTCGGTCCAGGCGAGCCAGAGGTCCTGCACCCGTTTCTTTACTTCGGGGTCTTTGAGCCGGGCCGAGGGCTTCACCCCGTCGCCTACGCAGTTCGCGGCCCAGGACTCCAGCGCATTCGCGGCATAGCCATTGTTGCGCACGAGCCAGCGGGCGCGGGCGTTCATCTCCGGCCCGGCCGCCTGCAGGAGCGCGTTGACATGGGCCCGCGCCGGGCGGAAGCCGCGCAGCCGGCGGTGGCCGAGGGCCGCGTCGAAGCCCCCCGCGGCGAGCGAGCCGCCGATCCAGGCGGCCATGCGCCGGCCGAACGCGCCCAGCATCAGAGGTCCTTCACCGCATGGGGCCGCGCGACCCGGCGCCGGCGCGGACCCGGCCCGGCGGCCGCGATGCGCCGCTCGAGATCGGCGATGGCGGCCGCCAGCTCCGCGTCGCTGGCGTAGCTCACGCGCCGGCCCTCGATCACCGTCTCGCGCACGCCGCGCCAGCGCATGGCCAGCAGGCCGTCGAGCTGAGCGCGCATGGTCTGCAGATCGGCCATGGTCACTCCATGTAGCGCGGGGTGTAGGCCCGCCGGCGGCGGCGCTGGCGGAAGGCGGTCCGGCCCGCTGGCGCGGGCGGCTCCTCGGGGTCGGCGGCGGGGTCGGGGTCGAGCTGCAGCTCCAGCTGCTGCCAGAACGCCTCGCCCCAGCGGTCGATGCCCTGCAGCCAGGCAGCGGCCCGGGCGTAGACCCGGCAGTCCAGAGCCTCGTTGCGCTCGCGGACCTGCTGCCATTCGAGCTTCGGAAAGCCCTGCCGGGTCCGGATGGTCACGAGCTGCTCGGCGGTCAGCTGGCGGACCCATTCGGCGGTGATGCCGCGGGGCAGATGGACGAAGCCGCCGGGCCAGCCCTTTCCGTCGGCGAGCTCCTCGTCGGTGGGCGCGGCGAGGCGCAGGAAGCGGTAGGTCTCGGACTTGAAGGTGGCCACGGCCACGTTCCACAGCTGCAGCCCGCGCCGGATCTTCCGCCCGCCCTCGGTGACATCGACATAGGAGGGCCCGTCCACCGGGCTCGCCCGGTCGAAGCCGGGCCGGCCCTTGATGGCCATGACCTGGCTCCGGCTCTGCTTGCGGACCCAGCCGTAGACCGACTGCGTGGTCAGCCCGTCGCCCGAGTCGATGGCGAGCTTCGCCAGCGCCATGCGGCTGCCGGAGGCATGCGGCCAGGTCCGGGCCAGCAGCTCCGTCAGCGCCTCCCAGACCTCGGCCCGCGCGGTGTCGCCGTCAAGGACGACGTGATCGACCAGCCAGGAGCGCAGGCCGCGGCCCCAGCCCCAGACGTCGACCTCGATCCGGTCGCGCTGCACGTCGGCGCCGGCGGTGAGGAACAGCACGCCCGCTGGCGCCTCGCCCAGCGCCCAGCCCTCGCGGCGTTCATAGAGCCGCTGCCAGTCCGGCGCCTCGCCGCGCTCCTGCCAGCACTCGCCCAGCACAGTGTTGCGGAACGTCTTGAGCGCGGAGTCGTTGCCCGCCGCGCCCTCCCACTGCCGCGCAATCCGCTCCCAGGAGAGCATCCCGAGCGGCGAGTAGAGGCCCGAGAGGTGATAGCCGACGACGCCCGCTGCCGCCGCCTGCGCCTGCACCTCCGGCGGCGCGGTCGGGCGCCATTCCGCGCCGTTCGCCTCGGCCATCATCCAGGACTTGTGGCGCTCCTCGATCGCCGCGTCGCAGGCCTCGCAGCGATAGCGCACTCGGTCGGGCAGGCCCCTGGGCCAGCGCAGCCGCTCGAACTTCAGCCATTGCAGCGTGCCGCAGTCGGGGCAGGGGACGTGATAGCGCCGCTGGTCGGAGGCCTCGAACTCGCGCTCGATCCGGCTGACGCCGCGCACCGTGGGGGTGGAGACGAGGAACATCTTCGACCGGTGCCCGAAGCTGATGGTCCGCGCCTCGGCCAGCGCCACCGGGTCGCCCTCGCCGTCGACATCGCCGGGATAGGCGTCGACCTCGTCGAGGAACACCCAGCGCGCCGGCATCGAGCGCAGCCCCACTGCGCTGTTGGCACCCGCCAGCACGAACTGCCCGCCGGGGAAGCGCTTCGACAGGATCGTGTTGCCGCTGTCCCGCGACCGCGAGGGCAGCACGCGTTCCCGCAGCACCGGGCTGTCCTCGATCAGCGGGTCCAGCCGCTGCTGCGAGAACCGCTTCGCCAGATCCGTGGTCGGCTGCACGGCGAGGAACGGCCCCGGCGCGCGGTGGATCACGTAACCGATCCAGTTGTTGCCCGCCTCCGTCGCCCCCACCTGGGCGGCCTTCATGAACACCACCCGCTGCAGCGGCGAGGAGGGCGACAGCGCGTCCATGATCTCCCGCAGATACGGCGTCCGCGCCGTCCGGTAGGGCCCCGCCTCCGAGGCCCCGCGCGAGGACAGGATCCGGTGCCGGTCCGACCAGGCGCTCACCGTCTGCGCCGGGTCCGGCGCGAGCCCCGCCAGCCAGGCCGCGCGGATCTCGCGGGCGCCGTCGAACTCCTCGAGCATCGCCGGTCAGCGCGCGGCGCCCTGATCGACCAGCCGGCCGAGGATGCCGAGCGCCAGCACCGCCGCCGTCACCGCGCTCGCCGCCCAGTCCGGCACCCGCGCCGCCAGGTCCGGCGGCAGCGCCGTCCAGGCCGCCTGCACCGCCAGCGCCGCCGCCATCGCCTGCACCGAATACCAGCGCAGCGCGCCCGCCGCCCCGTCCACGATCCGCATCCCTGCCTCCCTTGGCTACCGCAGTTCGATCTTCACCTCGGCGAGCTCCGCGAGGTGCTCGCGCAGGTACCGGTCCAGCACCTGCTCCACCCGGTGGGGGTCGGCGCCGAGCTCGGCCGCCATGTTCGCCGCCACCCGCGGCGGCCAGCCGATCCAGGCGTCCCGCTCGCGGCGCGCCAGGTCGAAGACCGTCGACACCGCCCGCGCCCGGTCCACCAGCTCGCCCTTCATCTTGCCCAGCCGAACCTTCGCGGTCTGGGCCTTCAGCACCTCGTTCGCCATGCGCGCGCGCAGGAACGACACCTCGCCCGCCGGCGCGTCGCCCGGCTCGGGCTCCGCCCCGGCCTCGCGCAGCGTGTCAGTCACCGCCTCGAGCGCCGCCCGCGGCACCGGCTTCGTGCCGGCGCGCGCCCGCGCCGTCGCGTCGGCGGTGGAGGCCTGCAGGCCGCGGGCATGCGCGCCGCGCTGCTGCGCCGGGTCGGTCTTCGCCGCCCACTCCCGGTCGGCGCGCGCGGGGTCGATGGTGCCGTCCGGCTCGAGGCCGATCCGCCCCGAGGCCAGCGCCTTGCGCACCGCCGCCTCGCTCACCCCGCGATGGGCTGCGTATTGCCGCCGGGACAGACCCAAGCCATGCCTCCTGGTTTCCGCAAGCCATTGGTATTGTGCGGTTTATGGTCGAATTCGCTGGCTGGCGCGGGGCTCTTTTGCGATGATGTCCGTGAAGGGAGAGGCACCCTCGCCACCCCCCGGACCCGCCCGAAAGGCCCCCCGCCATGACCTGCAGCACGCTCGACACCACCGACATCCGGATCAG